AAAAACAAAGAGTTATGATACCCCGTATATACGGGAATTTATGGGGTATGTATGGGGTACTTGCTGTTTATCCGATTGCCTATTATATTTATTCATTATGAAACCTGAATATGAATTATTTTGTCGTGAATATGTGGCTAACCGGTTCAACGGTACACGGGCTGCGAAAGTCGCTTATCCAGATCAGACGGATCAATCGGCGGGGACAACCGCGTGGGAATTATTGAAAAAACCGGATATACAAAAACGGTTGTCGGTGTTGATCGGTGAGGTATTCAATTCAATTGATCTTGAAGCCGCACAGGTTGTTCAAAAACTATGGGATGTTGTCAGCGCTGATCCGAATGATCTTGTAGAAATGCGACGCGATTGTTGCCGCCACTGTTACGGGATGAATTACGAATATCAATATACTGTTGGTGAATGGGATACTATCGTCGATCAGTATGAAATTCGGCGAGAACTCGCAGAAGAAGAGGGGCGACGGCCGCCTAGATCCCCAGCTGTTAAAGGGGGCGTGGGATTTAATCGACAATACCCACCCGTTTCAATGTGTCCGGAATGTAACGGCGAAGGTGTAGAACGGGTTTTATTTAAAGACACTCGCTATTTATCACCCGCCGCCCGTGAACTATACGCAGGCGCTAAAATAACCAAAAATGGGATTGAAATCCTTACACATAATAGGGATAAAAATTTGGAGATGTTGGGCCGATATTTGGCACTATTTACTGACAATCTCGACCATCGATCAACCGACGGATCTATGACACCAAAAGGATTAAATGACTTTTACGCCGACTTACAAAACCCCAACCCTGAATCCAGTACTTAGAGATTTTTGGCTAACCCCTGCCCGTAATCGGATCCTATATGGTGGTCGATCATCGTCGAAGAGTTGGGACGCTGCAGGCTTTGCTATTTTTTTGGCCCAGCTATGCACGATCAAAGTGATGTGTATCCGTCAATTTCAAAATCGTATAGAGGAATCTGTCTACGCTTTGCTGATTGTTCAGATTAAACGATTTGGGTTACAAAAAGAATTTCATGTCACTAATAATAAAATCACTCATAGGCGCACAGGCTCAACATTTATATTTTATGGAATGCACCGACATTTTGAGGAAATTAAATCGACCGAAGGTGTCGACATTTGTTGGATTGAAGAAGGCCAATTTTTAACGCCTGAACAATGGCGAGATCTTAACCCAACAATTAGAAAAGAAGGCTCTCAAGTATGGATTATATTCAATCCACGATACGTTAGCGATTTCGTGTGGAAATATTTTGTAGTTAATCCACCCGCTAATACGATTATTAGACGGATTAACTATGATGAAAACATGTTTCTATCGCAAACAATGTTGGATCTTATAAATGAAATGCGTAAAAACGATCCTGATGAATATGAACATGTTTATTTAGGTGTACCACTGACCGACGACGAAGCGGTAATTATAAAACGTACTCATATTATGGCGGCTATTGATGCACATGAAATATTAAACATTAAACCATCTGGCCGTTGGCGAATAGGATACGATATAGCAGACGATGGACCAGACCTTAATTCGACAACAACGGCGTATGGTTTTCTTGCAATGAGTTGTCAAGAGTGGAAAGGTGGTGTTGATGAACTGTTGAAAAGCTGTACGCGGGTCTGGAATCAAGCGCGAGATTTTAACGCCGAAATACACTATGATTGCATCGGTGTCGGTGCATCGGCGGGCGCTAAGTTTAAAGAACTGAATGAGGCGAATAAAATATACATCCCATATTATCCGTTTAATGCCGGTGGAAAAGTTTGGGAGCCCGACAGAGAATATAAACCGAAAGTGCTAAATAAGGATCATTTCGAAAATCTAAAAGCACAGACCTGGCGATATGTCGGTGACCAATTTCGCAACACTTATAACGCGGTGAAAAACGGCCAGGTATACAAACAAAGTGAAATGATAGCGATCAATAGTAAAATTCAACTATTAGAAAAACTAATCGATGAACTATCAACACCAAGGCGCGATTATGCAAAAACAACTGGTAAGGAAAAAGTTGAATCGAAAGAAGATTTAGCAAAACGTGGGATCCCGTCTCATAATTTGGCGGACGGTTTTATTCAAGCCTATAATCCAATGATAGGCTCGCACATCAACTATGGTGATTTACTATGAATACTAGTTTTTGGGATGGTTTGAAAAGTATGGTTAGCACGTTAATTAATCGACGTACAGCCAGTTATCAAAACGCCTTCGACCCGACTGTTTTGGATATGTCGACAATTCAAAAGATCTATCGAACCGGTGTCGGTAATAAGATTGTCAGATTAAAATCCGGTCATGCGCTTAAAAATACTATTGATTTTGAAAACCAAGACGACAAAGATCTGTACGACAAACGATTGGCCAAACACGTTAAAAAAGCGGTCCGTTGGATGATTGCCAGCGGACGAGGAATAATTGTGTTACACGGTCGGGGTGCTGATTTAGGTCGACCATTAATCACCGATGAAATTAAAAATTTGGAACGATTAATTATTTCCTCATTCGACGGAACGATTGTCACTGTGTCAAATCATGACCCTGATTTAGAATCGCCTCGATATTTAAAACCAACGCTGTACGCGGTTCGCGGTCAACAGATCCACTGGTCCAGGATAATTGATTTTACATATATCGAACCGCCTGAAATGGATAAGCCCGCCTATCGATATGGCGGTATTAGTGAATTCGAATTAATATATGAACAATTGATCGCTGACGGTGTGATGCAACGCGCAAGCCCGCGTGTTGTCGAAAAGGCATCTAGATTGTTCTATAAGGTGAAGGGTTTTAAAGAACAAATGGCGGTTGGTAATGAATCGCAAATGGTTCAATATTTTGAACGTATGGAAGACATCAATGGGTTATTTTCAGCAGGTTTGATTGATGCTGAGGACGAAGTTCAATCAATCGCTCAGACGATTTCCAATCTATCAGATGCCGATCAGATAACGCTTAGGCGATTAGCCATGGTGACCGGTATTCCGCTTGCGCTATTAGTCGGTGAGAATGTTAAAGGTTTGAATAGCACGGGTGACAATGAACGGGCCGCCTTTCAGGATATGATTGAAGCGTTGCAATCAGACTATATTTTAGAACCATTAAATGAGTTAATGCGTAAACTAAGCGCCGGTTCAATATCATTCAAGGAAAATCAAAGTGAAACAGCTAATGACCGAATCGACTACGAAACAAAAGCGATTGCAAACGCGGTAAACCTACAAGCAATGGGTGAAGACTATCACGCATATTTAGTCGATAAATCAATCATTGTTGAGGATGATTTCGATAAAGTATTCGAGCCTGATGAAGGTGAACCGGTGCTTGATCCCGAAGTAAGTAATTTGTTACAACAATGGAGTGCTATTCCTAATGAAAAAAATAAGTAATCCGCCGCCACCTAAACATGTAAATAGACCGCCGCCACCACCGGCACCACCTAAACCAAAATAGCGTACTATTAAGGATTATTCAATGGCAAAACGACAGCTAACAGCGAATAAACCGACAGCGATTAGGTCGCCGCAACAACCGCGAGCCCAACAGCGGGAACTTGAACAATTAATTGCGCATATGATCAACGTGATGTCGAAACGGTTTCGTAATCAGGTATTCAACGAGCTACATAAATCGACTATCAACAAGTTTGCCGATGCACAACCGGGCAACTATGCAAAAGTGTTTTTAGGATTGGCTAATCGTGTGCGCCGTAAAATGGTTAAACAGTTCGACGATGCACGAATAGAGGAATTAGTCGCAACGGTTTTAAATAAAGCTAACCGACATAATCGTGATGAATTATATAAACTTGTTGAGAAGCGGGTCGGTATCTCAACGAAAGAATTAACCGCAACCGAAGGGCTAACTTTTCAAATAAACGCCCTGGTACTTGAGACCGCCCAATGGGTGAAGAAACTACGCGACGAAACATTAGAAGGATTTACCGCTAATAGTTTGCGAGCAATGTCTCACGGATCAAGCCTCGAAGAAATTATGCAGCAATTCGACGGCCTGGTGGAGAAACGTAAAAATCATGCGCGAATGGTTGCTCGCAGTCAGATCGGCAATTTTAATAGCGTTACGACAAAGATCCGCGCACAGAATTTAGGCATTACCCGCGCTCGATGGGTGACCGCTCACGACGAACGGGTACGGGGCCGACCTGGCGGAAAGTACCCGAATGCAAAACCTAACCATTGGGAGTTGCACGGTAAAGAATTCGACCTGGATGAAGGCGTAAAAACAAACACCGGAAAGTACTTGCTCCCCGGTGTCGATTATCAATGCCGTTGTGACTATGAGTTGATTATTCCTGGCGCTGATGATTAGCCGTTTAATCTTGATACATATGAATTAATCCAATCCTTACGATCAGATGTTACATTATAAACCGTGACTTCTACGGAACCGTCCAGTTTTACCGCCGACATATCGTGACCTTGCAATGTGTAATGTGCCCATTTAGATGCAAATGTTTTTGCCATTTCCTGAGTTGGAAAATTTAAAGTTGCTTTCATCTGTTCTATTCTCCGTTGGTGGTTTATTTATTGAGCCAAAGTTCGGCCTCAGCTTTGCAATTTTCTAATTTCTCTGTTTCTCCAGTTGATTCAAAATACTCAATGCGGTTTATTAAGTTTTCGATATTGCGTGCGGCACGAGGGGTTGCAGTAGAAAGAAGTTTTTTAAGTTGCTCAATCATCGTTCTATTCTCCGTTGGTGGTTCACCTTAACTGTTAAATAAATTATAGCTAACCACTTGATAACTGTCAAGCCCTAAATCAAATTAATTTGAAATTCTATAGATTGTCCATATACTAGATAATACGATTATTATTTAACTTTCATTTAATCAGAGGGGTAATTGTGATGCACTATAGAAACGGACGCGAAGCAAAGAACGGCGATCCAATCGTGTCGTTAATGGGTGGGCCTGGTGAAATTGTTGCGGTTGGTGTTTTGCGGGATGCAGTACCGGGAGATGATTATTGTAACGGACACGTACAACAGGGATGCAAACCAGACGTGAACGATCCTGTAGCTTGCCTTTGCGATTGTTTACACGTCGATGATGTGGCGGCTATCTTGATCGAGAAAGGCTTAGACAAACGACCTGATGGTATGTAAGCGAAATTAAACTAGATGACCGGAAAGCCCGACTAACTGATAGTCGGGCTTTTTGTTTGTTTGCTCTCAAGTATATTTAAAATTCCTTATTCAGCCTTCACTTTATCCGGTGAAACTAAACCGTGTTTTTCTTTCAGTGCGTCCTCAATCAATACCGCCGCTGATCCGTCTTGTTCTCGTAACCATTCGACCAACCATCGCGGCAATTTATAACCGACGGGTATTTTAACTAATTGTGGATCCTTGCGGGGTGCGCCCGCTCCCTGGCGTTCGCCGCCATGATTGTTAGTTGTCATCGTTCTATTCTCCGTTGGTTGGCTATTTAATTTTTAATTCAACATCGGGTACAATGGTTTGCGGCTTAAATATCACCCTGTACCGATAAACATCTGTTATTACGTCTTCCAGTTGTTCCGAAAAATAGGTGACATTATCCGACAATCCGAGATAATGCTTTTTATATTTATCGTGTCCAGTCTTACAAGTTACGGCTAATCGCTCTGAATACGTTTCAACAGAACATCGTCCCTCAAGAACAAGCATGTATTCACCCGTGATACCGTTATAAAAAACGATACGTCTATCGAGTTCGAATTGTTCAGCCGCTTTTGAAAGATTACTAGACGCAATATCGGCGTCAGTACATGCCAGCATTGATCCTGTTAATAATGCAAAAATTAAATATTTCATCGTTCTATTCTCCGTTGGTTGAAACAAAATGCATATGCTTGTTAAATTCGTCTTCAATTCTCGCAACATTCAAGAAACAAAAAACTATTCGACCGCGTTTTTTGTTTTTATCACGTACCCATAACCCCCAAGCGGGGCGACATACTTTTGATAATTCGGTGATTTTAAAAACCTGATCATTATTCACTAGTTCGGGTAACAGCGGATCTTGTTTTAACGGAATCCAACCGTTAAATGATAATGGTTGAGGAATTGTCCCCATAGGATTATAAGCGCCGCAATGGTATGACATTATTCTATTCTCCGTTGTTGGTGGTTTGCCCCGCGCTAACGGGGCGTTTCGGTTTAAAGTGATAAATACAAACCGGTTGTTTCTTCGAACACTTCGCGCAATTGATCGCCGTAAATATTATTCAATTCGACTTTTGTTTGTTTCTCGAAATTACGGAAGCTGAAAAACTCAATGTCATATGTATCCATGACGTTCAAAGTAATTGATACCCGGTTACCCTTGGTTTTGTTTTTCATAATTTGGAAAGTCAGAGTGTTACCGTTCAACATGAAATTTTTAGCCCCGGTCATAATTACTAATTTCATCTGAGTGCCGGCCAATTGTTCGAAAAGTTGTTGTGTGTCCACGGTGTTTGCCTCTTTGTTGGTGGTTTGTCTTAAATCTTGAATACAGTATATACCCTGACTTAATAACCGTCAAGCCCTAAATTCAACAAATTTGCAATTATTTTAGATTTAGGCTACAAACAACAATGAATGTATTAACTTAGGTTGTTCGAATGCCTGCCAAACTTCACCGTTGTGTACAATCTGTGCTTGAGAAAAATCCCGATTATTCCGAGGATAGGGCCTATGAAATTTGTAACGCTCAGATGAATGACAGTTACAGAGGCGTATTTTCTGACGGTGTTGTATTCGATCCGGTTGAAAAAACCGCGATATCCGTCCGTGATGGGGTGATTGAATATCTCGGCATGGAATTGGGTATCGAACCACCTGACACAATTATCCGGGTTTATCGTTCGCCCGCTACGATTGCCAATGTACATCCAAAGATGAACGGGATCGCTATCACAGACGGCCATGTTCCGCTTGATGTCTCACCACCTGGCGACGGCGGATCAGTGAATGATTCCGAAATGATTGATAGTCATGACCCGTCGACAATCACTACGATTGCCATCCGTAACCGATTAGCAATCGGTGATACCCTGGCACCAGCTATCGAAGCGGGCAAACGTGAGCTATCATTAGGCTATCATGCCGATTTAGTGCCCTATGAGGGCGAATTAGATTGTGATTTTGAACAACGTAACATTCAACCGCACCATTTAGCCGCCGTCGATCGTGGCCGATGTGGTTCGATGTGCTCTTTTATTGATAAATTACCTGATCAGGAGGTCAAACCGATGTCGGTTAAACTACATAAGGCGTTCGTTGATAAAGACGGCGTTATGAACTTACAGCAAATTGTCGAACTGGCAACCGCTTTGCCTGAGGCAATTAAGTCGGTTCCGGTCGATCAATTGCAAGAGCTTTTACCGGCATTGCAACAGATTGTCGAAGTGGCTAAGGGTGTCATACCTGAAAGTGAGCCTGAACCGGAACCAACACCGGCACCGACTGAAACTGAAACGGGGGATGAGGAAATGGACAAAGAGAAAGACAAACCGGAAAGTTTTTCGGATGCTGATATGAAAAAATTCGCGGGTGAACAGGTGAAACGTCACACGGCCGTTATCGATAAAGCCCGCGCCATTCTGCCGGACGATTATGCATACGCGGACAAATCGACTGAACAAATCATGCGCGACACGCTGAAAGAATGCCAACCGTCGGAAAAATTTGCCGATGCTGAGCTTGATTTGGCTTTCAAGTTGGCCCGTGCACCGGTTGCCACTTACAAGGATTTCGGGGATAAAGCTCCCGAAGGACTATCAACTATTGCAAATGAGGAGCTGTAATTATGTCATTCGGAACAGGTTATCTTGAAGATCCTCAAGAGATTGGCGCGGGTCATTCGAAAGGACTAGCGCCCTTGGTGCTAACCGCTCGCACTTTTGAAAACGATTTGAAAGTCGGTCGATTTGCCAAGCTCGATACGGGTAGCATTGACAACATGGACGGCAGTGCAACGCCGACTATTGCGGGCGTTGTTCTTCGCAATGTGGCCAATGCCGTCGAAGATGGCGCGACGATCAATTCAGCAATATATGATCAGATCGAATATCAACGCGCGGGCCTGGTTACCGTCGACGTTAAAACCGGCGAAACACCCGCGCAATTCGGTCGTGTTTATGTGTCAAATGCGGGCGACGCAAATGACGGTCTAGCTACTGCCACTAATACCGATGTTGCAGTCAATGGTGAATTTATCCAGGAGGTACAGACTGGCGTTTGGTTAATCCTACTTACCGAGCCGCCTGGTGACATTGCTGCTCATACCGGTGACGCAACCGCCGCCCATGCTGCAAGTGCGATCAGTGTGCTAGATAGTGCCGGGCTTACTGCTAACATTGAGGTCGAAGCAGTATTAGCCGAAATGCTACCGGCTGTTTCTGGGATCGCTGTAATTGCCGATCCAGGGGATGCGGGTGCAATTCCGATTATTCGTTCGGGAAACTGTGCATTAACATCGGCAGGCGCTGAAACGCGAACACTTGCGGACCCTGGTTCGGTTGGCCTCACGTTGGATATTGACTGTGACGTATACGTCGGTGATATCGTAGTCACTGCAGCAAGTGCAATCAATCAAACAGGTAACAACACCATGACATTCGGTGCGGCGGCTGATTATATCCGTTTGCACTCGGTACAAGTTGCGGGGTCGCCTGTTTGGCGCGTTGTTTCTAATGACGGTGTGGCATTGTCTACCGTTTAATATTCGAAGCTAAAAGGGGAAACATTGAAATGAAAATCGGTAATCTTTACAACCTGGCCAGCTTCGACGCTATGAGCCAGTCAATTGCTCGCAGTGGGTTTGCAGATGCCTACGCGGGCACCGTGTTGGAACGCAATTTGACACATGTCGATCCGCAATTGTTCACGAAGAAATACCCCGAACTATCTTTTGTGAGTTCGGGTATTGTTGCAGATAACACGGGTGGTTATGCCCGTATCATCCAGTCATTACGTAAACGTGAACAAGGTAGTTTCCGTACTGCAGGTGATAAATCAAGCAACCGTGGACACATTAGCATGTCCGCGGAAGATTCAAGTTTGAAAGTCCGCGAACGTGAAGCGGAATCAGATTGGACGGACAGCGAAGTGAAAGAAGCCGCTTTACAAAATATTAATCTGATTTCCGATTATATTTCGGCGCATAATACGGTTTATATGCGCGAAATCGATGAAGCGGGTTATTTAGGCATCGCCGATGTTACGGCGTCGACCGGTTTGTTAAATTATGCCGGTTTTACCAGTCAAGCAGCGGGTGGGACTTACGATACACTGACCGCTCAACAGCTTTATGATGTGTTTGCGGATAACATCAATGCGCAATGGAATGCGGTCAACAATACGCCTGAATACAAGGCAAATAAAATTGACATGCCGATCTATGTTTTGAATCATATTCAGGTTGTAATTCTCAACACAGCGGCGGGCCCGATGTCAGTGCTGAGTGCATTAAAAGCTAATTTCCCTGGCGTTGATTTCCGCGGCACTTTCCGCGCTGATAATGCAGGCGGCGCGGGCGTATCTCATACGGCTATTTATTCCAATAATAGCGAAGCTATGAAGATGCGCATACCAGTACCGTTGACAATTGGTGAAATTCTCAAAAGAGGATCATTTAGTTACCATGTTGATTCTAAATACCGAATTGCAGGTCTTGACATTCTTGAGGATACCGCCGGGTATCTTGTCACAGGATTGTAAAGCCGGTCTATGCCATGGTGGGTGTTCGCCGGTCTGTAGTGGGCCGGCATTTTTATTTAAAGAGGATTCAAAATGACTGACGAACAGCAAACGGACAATGAAGCCAATGAGTTACTGGCTCAAATGAACGAACAGCAAACGGAGCGCGAACAGCTTGAAAACCGCGCTAAGGAATTGGGCGTTAGCTTTCGCGGCAATACTGGCAATGATAAATTGCGCGAACGAATTGCCGAAGCTGAGGCGGCGATATTATCTGATTGCGATAATGTGGCGATAATGACCGCGCCCGCTAGCCCGTCCGACGATTCTTTCACCGACGATTCTTTCACCGTTGAATGTATCGCTAATAATCCTCAAAATGTTGGCGGTAAAATTTTACGTAAAGGCGAGTCATGCACACTCAATGTGCATCAATTAGGTAACGCTAAATTGATGAAACGAGTAGACCATGCTATTAAACTGGAATTGCTGAAACGGGTTTAACAGTATGGCTTTAATCGACGATTTTAAAGCGCGGTTCCCTGAGTTCGAGATATCAGTTATTGATAAATATATACCGATCCTCGAACCGGTTTACCCGTTCTATTATTCGCTCAATTATTCTGATACGACCAAGGAATCCACTCTGCAATTGTTGGCTCACTTACTGGCTATCGAAACTGAATCAATGAAATCTGACCCCAAACGCATTATTAGCAGTAAATCGGTGGGTAGTGTGTCAGTAAGTTATGAAGCAAGTTCTCAGGGTGGTGGCGAGCTAACCCAATGGCTGCGTTCAACGAAATACGGACAGCGGTTTTTATTGCTCACGTCTTCGCGTTATGGTGGTATGAGTGTATAACATGACACCCGATCAATTCTTAAAACAATCTGTTAAAATGGCTGATAATCTGAAAGCGTTGAAAAAATCAGCGGTTTTTGTTGGTCTACCTAATGAAAAAGTAGGTGGTAAAGTTTACGGTGACGGTCGATCCGTTTTGTCGGTTGGCGCGGTTCATGAATTCGGTGCACCACAGCAGGGTATCCCAATGCGATCATTTCTTCGCGCCCCGTTTCACATTAAACGTAAACCGCTCAACAAAGCAATTGCCGACCAATATGAAGCCGTAACAATTGACGGACTTAACCCGAAAATAGGTCTAGGTCGAATCGGTATAATTGCGACGAATATTAGCAAAGGGGCTTTTACTTCGTTAGGTTACGGTCAATGGAATGAAATCAGCGAAGAAACGAAACAACGTAAGGGATCGAGCCAAACACTAATCGACACCGGTGTACTACGAAGTTCGATCACCCATGTCGTGAGGGATAATTAAATGTCATTGCCTGATGTATCCGACGCACTTACTGAGTGGTTAGAAGAATACACCGTTAAAAATATCGTGCATGAAACAACTAATTTTGAATCGACAGACGTTAAAGTAACACGTCAAATTGACGCCGTTGTGCAACCGGCAGACAAAACCGCATTAAGTAAAGGGCAAAAAATTGATTGGGCGAAAGCTTACATACTAATTCACACTCCCGACTCAATTACTAACAATGAGTATATTGTGTATGTCGGCGAAGATTATAAAATTATTAGTGTAACACCGTGGGGCGCCGCTGGTTATACTCAGGCAGTCGGTGAACAAACTAAACAGGCGGCATTGTAATGGTTAAAAGTTTGCTAGACCATGTTAGAGAAGCCCCCGACACTGTGCGCAAATGGATCACAAGTCGCGGTAATAGTGTAAACATTGCCGACCTTATGACTAAAGACGGGATAGCGGTCCGATTGCATAATGATGCTTTGTATGATGGCGCTAGTCGCATCAAAACGTCTAGTAGCGAGATACTATTCGATAGTAAAAACGTTCATGATCGTAACCAGTCTTTATGGAACGAACACACCGAGGGCGGCGGCACGATAGCTTTTAATTACAATCGTTCAGGCGTTGAATTATCTGTCGGCCAGGCTGCGGGGGATGTGGCAGAACGTCAGACCTATGAGTACGTGAGTTATGAGCCCGGCAAGGTGCAAGCGGCGGGTATTACCGGAGTCATGGCCCCACCTAAACCCGGATTGAGGCAGGAGTACGGGTTAGGTTTTTACGGTGGAAATAATCTTGGCGAAAAATTAGTTTTCCGAGCAAACGGGACCGATTTACAGTTTATAATGAGCTCCAGTGTTACGGGCGAAACGGTTGACACGGTGCACCCGCGTGATGAATGGATCGCAGACCCTAACGATACCGCGACGTTTGATCCGTTTGATGGTAGTGGTCCCAGCGGGATAGACTTAGATATAACCAAAATCGAACTTTTGAAAATCCGCTATCTTTGGCAAGGGGCCGGTTTTTACGAATTCGCATTTTTGATTGATGGCGAGGAATATATTGCCCATCGGGTGAATATAGGTAATAAGAGCGCGGGACCATGGATGAAACACCCCTCATTACCTATTCTGTACCGTATTGAAAATACAACTAATACCACGTCGTCCGCGACATTACTTGAAGTATGTTCGGAAATATCTAGCGAGAATGGCGCACGAAAATCGGGTTTTGGTTTCTCCCACGATAGTGGTATTACTCCCGTTATAGTAGACGCTACCGTTGAATCACCGGTGCTACTTGCCCGTTTACAACAAAAATATTCAGTTGATGCATTGGTAAACCGGATCAACGCCCGGTATCGAGGCGGCAGCGTGTTTACCGTGGGTAATGTCAGTGGTTTATTTCATGTCTATCATGTTCATGGTGCGGAATATTCAATCAACATCGGTGCGGTAACGAATGGTCCGTTCCAAATAGGTGAAACATTATCAGGCGGTACGTCTGGTTGTACTGCAACACTGACAGTCGATAATACTACTTCTCTGCAGTATATAGAAACGGGTCAAAATGGCGTTTTTGAAGCGGGTGAGGTTGTCACCGGTTTAACGTCCGGGGCATCTGCAACTATAGCAGTGAATGGCGCCACCGTATGGAGTTCCGAAGGGGATCAAAGCGGCATCGAGGTGTCGGTAGTAAATGCAACAACTAATCTAGCCACCCCGCATCCATTAGGTGGTGTCCACCATAAAATAGGCTCTGTTTATACGGCAGATACAGGCGGTAATAGTTCAGTCCAATCGCCTATAGGTGTTGACGATTATAATAAGCATGACACTATCCACCAAAACCGGGATAGCTCAAACAGTGAGGTACTTGCTATTTATGGTCGATCGTTTAGTAGTACTTTGAGCGCGTACGCATCAATATTTCTTTTGGAATCAGAATAATAATGGCTAACGACGTACTAAAAGCCGTCGCCCTGGTAACCCGCGATTTATTAGGGATTGATGAACAATTGATTAAAATAGGTCGCGAAAATTACCCGCGTGATGATTTTGACACACAACTGATTGTTATCGATGATATAGGTCCAGGTGAACGGGTCGGTAATCTGGAAACTTTCGACGGGACGGGCGAGGTCAAGAAATACGGCGCATTGTGGAAACATCCCATAACATTGGATTTTTTTGCATTTGACGCCTACAATCGAGCTATAGAATACAGTTTATTATTGCAGAGTCAAACCGCCGCTGAATTAATGCGCACTAATGGGATAAATATCTACCACCCCAAAGGGCCGATAGACGTAAAGGGGCTTACTGGTCAGCAATACGGCGAACGGGTACAAATTGAAATGACAGTTGAAATGTCGCGGGAAGCAAGTATCGATACATTACGAATTGATACAGCTCAACTAATTATCAGTAACGAAGACGGAGAGTTATACAATGGGTGATATCTCGAATGTAATCAATGTGTCACTATCAGCCGGCGGGCAATTAGCCGCTCGCGATAATATGAACATGTGCGCTATCATGACTCAACAGCAAGATGGTCCTTTGTCGTCAGCTAACCGTTATGAATTATACAGCGACCCCGATTCCGTGGCCGCTGATTTTGGCACGGCGTCCGATATGTACCAACATGCTGTTGCATTTTTTGGCACTTCCCCGAATCCAACTAACGCCAGTGGACTATTAATTGCCGGTTATTGGCGCGGGGCAAGTGAAACTGTAGCTGCAAGCGCCGCTGTACTGACCGGGGCCGCATTGGTCGAAACAACCCTTATCGATCAACTGCAGGCGATCAGCGACGGCGCATTCGATATTGATGTCGATAGCATTACGGTCAATGTCACGGCGATGGATTTACGGGGCGTTACTAGTTTGGCTGACGTGATTACTTTACTCGATGACGAAGTTAACGGCATCACCGGGGCGACGGTCACGCTATCTACTAACAACGAAATTATCGTAACCAGCGATACGACGGGCGTAACATCGTTACTTACGGTAACTAGTGATCCGGGCACCGGAACATATCTAGGGGTGTTGCTTGGTCTAGCCGCTGGTACAGGCGCAACAATCGTGCAGGGTGCCGCTTCTGATGTATTGACCGCTGAGACCCAGGTCGCCGCTGCGACGGCCCTTAAAGCGCTTGTGGGTGTCAAGGGGATGACTTTTATCGATGAGGACACCGACGCAAATCGCGCACTGATGGCGGCGTGGGCTCAGGCCAACGATGTACTGTTGTATGAAGTATTCAGCGGGGCTACTTACTTGACAACGGACGCCGATACTAATGTGTGCTGGGAGATCAAATTAGCCAGTTATACAAACTATCGAATGCAGTATAGTGCAGCGAATAACCGTAAATTAGCAGCATCTTATATGGCCCGTATGCACACGGTTAACTTTGGGGCAGAGCGCTCGGCGCTTACTATGCATCTAAAGGAGTTAGCTGTACCCGCTGAGGATTACACACAAAGCGACATAACGGCGGCTAAGACGGTCGGGTTAGATTTATACACTACGACCAAAAGTACCGCTGTATTACTTACATCGGGCGTCAATGGGTATACCGACGACCGCTATAATCTAATAGCGTTCATCGATGCCGTACAAACCGATATGTTCAATTTGCTGAAATCATCGTCGACCAAGGTTCCGCAAACCCGATCAGGTGTTAATCAATTAATCGATCAAGGCGAAAAGACTACGCGCGGTTTTGTTCGCGCCGGCGTATTTGCACCCGGCACATGGGCTAGTCCGGATTACTTCGGCGATCTTGATGCCTTCAATCGAAACATTGAAACAGCGGGATTTTATTGGATTGCCGGATCGCTGGCCGATCAGTCCGCCGCAGATCGCGCTTTACGCAAATCGCCCGTTTTACAGTGTGCGGTTAAAAGTGCGGGGGCTATTCATTCGTCTGAAATTATTATCAATTTTAACGCATAAGGGGCATTACTATGGCTTTGATACAACTGGACGCGAACAGTACAACACTCGTGCTCAACGGCACCGTGATTGCCGACCTTATCGAGGGTGATTTTTTAGAGATTAATCCGGTCAATCCGTTGACCAGTCAAGTCAATTCGTCTGATGGTGGGGTTAATATAAAAAAACGTGTCGACGGTGGTGTGCACGATTTGATTGTTAGGGTTCAAAAATTTTCGGTTGCCGATGTATTCCTCAACAACGCGATGAATCAAGAAAGCCCGGTGATTTTCAACGGATCAGCAAAAGAAGACTTTATCCGTGACGGTGTCGAAGGCGCTGAATCCTATTTAATGGAAAACGGAACTTTTACAACTCGTCCAGGCAATGCAAAGAACAATCAAGAAGGTAATAACGCCATGGAATACACTATCCGATTCCGTAATGTTGTGAGGGCTATCTAATGACCCCACAAGAGAAAGAAGCGTATGAAATGATAAAAGCCGTCTATGATGACGGTGAAGCCGAAATCAATGGGCGTTCATATCATTTCGGAACGATGGTGCACAAGGATCGGAAAAAAGTTTTTGCGTTTTATACTAGTGTGCGCCTTCTGGTAGAGAATAATAATTTTCAGTTTTTGGATTCGCACGAGTTTGAAAAAGTGGAAACAATCATCAATAACAACGTGTTATACAACGATTCGGCGCTATCTCGTCTTAATAATCATTGGGATAAATACCCAAGTGATTATGTCACGTTCATCACGACGGCATTGGCGGTGATTAGTTTCCCTTTTTTGTCCGTAAACCCTACCGATTAAAAATACCGGCAGGGCGATCGGGCGGCGATTATATTGCGTTTACCAATGTTTCAGACGATGACGCTACAATATTTTATTTAAGTCGGCAGGGATATGGTAGTTTACATGAGTTAAACCAATTAGACACCCCTGAGTTTCTCGACTTGGTAGAATACGAACATATCCAAAATACTATCGAACACTATGAGGTTAAAAAATGGGAACTATAGTCAATGACCTCGTTACTAAATTTAGTTTCACGGGTTCGGTAACGCCAATTGATAATTATAATCAACTTCTAGGTGGTTCAATTAAATTACTCGGCGGCTTTTTTGCTGCAGGTAATGCCGCCGCCGCTGGTTTCAGTTATTGGGCCGATTCTATTTTAACAGGTGTTGATTCCCTTAATGCATTATCTCGTCAAATCCGCGTATCAGTAGGTGACATTCAAACTTTAAATTTTGCGGCTAGTCAGACACAGAGTACCGCCGAGGCGATGGAGGCATCTTTACGTAGTCTTAACGCTGTTATCGGTTCAGCGGCTCAGAAAGGGAGCGAAGACTTTGCGCGGTTGGGTATATCTGTTCGCGATAATAATGGGGACGTTAAAAACGCCGTTGAAATTCTCGACGAAGTACGAAAACGTTTTGTATCACTCGGTTTATCAATTCAGGAACAAGAACATTTTGCATCGGCATTAGGTATCGATGCAAGCTTAATTCAGTTACTTGGTAAAACTGACGCCGAAATGGCGGTTTTACAATCGCGCGCGCGCGAATTAGGAGTACTAACACAAGAGCAAACCGAACAAGCAAACGAATATAAAACAGCCGTTAACCAAATGTGGTTTAGTTTGAATTCATTTAAACAATTAATCGCGGTTGGTGTTGCGCCTGAAATGAAAAACCTATCGACTGAATTCACCCAACTGTTAATCGATAATAAAGATTGGGTTGTTAATGGGATTCAATTTGCCATTAAATGGGGCGGTGAATTATTAGCCGCATTTAATCGACTATTACCTGTTTTTGGTTTAATAACTGCGGGTTTTCTTGCGTTCAAAGTCGCTACTATTGGCGTCGGTGCAACTTTGGGTTTAATACTATCCCCGGCAGCATTGATCACGGCGGGTATTGCCGCATTATTGTTAGTAGTCGACGATTTAATCGTGGCTTTCGATGGCGGTAAATCTGTGATCGCTGATTTTTTTCAACAAAAATTTGATATTAATATCGTCGAAATACTCAAAGAATTCGGAGCGGTTGCGTTAAGCGTGGCTAATGATGTTATTCATATATTTACGCCTGTTTGGGATTTTTTCTTAGCGTTTGGTAATAGTATAGTCGATGTGTTCACGGGTGACTTAAAGGCCGCCGCAACTGAGACGATGAAAATGTTTGAAGCGGTTGGGGAGTTTTTCAAAAGACTGTTTGACCCCATTCGAACCACATTAAATAATTTACTGCCAAATTGGGCACTGGATATTTTAGGAATTGATACAGGTATGCCCGGTGAACCTGGTCAGCCTGGTCAGCCCGGTGAACCTGGTCAGCCTGGTCAGCCCGGTATGCCTGGAGTAGCAGGTATGCCCGGTGAACCTGGTCAGCCTGGTCAGCCCGGTATGCCTGGAGTAGCAGGTATGCCCGGTGAACCTGGTCGGCCTGGTCAGCCCGGTATGCCTGGAGTAGCAGGTATGCCCGGGTTGTTAACTATTCCGATCGGATCACACACCACTAATCAAAATCAAGTTATCACTCGGAGCGTGTCGCAGTCTAATACTTTTCGTATTTCGACCAATGATCCGGAACGCGCCGCCGATGTCATCGAGGATCGTTTGCAACAACAGTTAATAGACGCTGAAACATATAGCACCCCAGGGGGTCGCTAGTGGCTAGTATTACGGACTTTATAAACCGTAAGCGTGGAGATACTCCCTTAGAGGAGATCGGCATAGGCGGCTTTACGACACTAGCACGGGTGCGTGAACGATATGCGTTAACCGCCGAAATTCCAGACGTTCCTGTAGAGGATGGCACGTCGATCAGTGATCACATTATACATAAACCTAAAATATTGACGATTGAAGGGGATGTCAGCGATATACATTTAAAACCGTCGCCAATTATCCGCGAATTTCAGCGCGCTCAAGCTGAGATAGGTAATTTAGTAAGTCAGTTTGCGCCTAGTCGTACACAAGCGCAATTAAGTAAAATTAATGCACTGGCTACTGATATCGATGCGGCAATTAAAAAAGGTCAAGCGGTGATCGATGCGGGTGGGCAGGCGCTCGATTATTTAGGTTTACGTGATTCAAAAACGAAAACAATACAAGAACAGTTTATCGATGCAATAGAAGCCTTGTATTACGGTGATCAACTTATCGCGATCGATATGCCATTTCGTCAACATAAAAATATGGTTATAACATCGTTTACCGCTGACTATGATAATCAAGAAAATGCGACAACCTTTAGCATCACGGCACAAGAGATGGTATTGGCCGAAACGGTAACCACCGAAGTGGAAACACCAGCCGATGGTACGGACGGGCAAACCAAAGACATAGTAAATAAAGGCACACAGACAGGTGAATCAACATCACAGTCGTTTTTATTTAGCGCGTTAGGTAGGAGTTGATAATGCCCGTACGACTTCAAAATATAACCGACGAACCGCATCAACGGCATATTATTCTGTTTGCAGATAGTCAAATTGAGTTAATCTTGCGCTTTCATCCGACTGCCGAGATGTGGTGTTTTGACGCAACATATAAAACAAAATCGACTTACGGACATAAACTGAGTACAGGCGTACTACATATTGAATCGACTAATTTCCCATTCGACTTTATGGTAAGCGATCTATCAGGCAATCAATTAGATCCGTTCAAACGCGATGATTTTTCGTCAGGCCGATGTGCTTTATATATGTTTGATGCCGAAGATATGGAGGCGCTACGCGGTGGCTCGGTCCCGATTTAAACGAGATTATAAAACGGTGATTACTGTCGATTCTCAAGAAATCACAATTGCGCCGCCGATACGCTTGGTATTTGACGCAAATAAATCAATCAGTGGGGGATTAAATCGGCTAACAATTCGTTTTTATAATCTTGAAGAAAGAAAACGGTTAGCATTAGTAAAAGACGCTGAGGAAAAAAAATATATTGGTTTATCATTCGAAATAGGTTA